CTAGCGCCGCCACTTACGACGCCACTAGCGCCGCCACTAGCGACGCCACTTACGACGCCACTCGCGCCGCCACTAGCGCCGCCACTTACGACGCCACTCACGCCGCCACTAGCGACGCCACTAGCGCCGCCACTTACGACGCCACTAGCGCCGCCACTAGCGACGCCACTTACGACGCCACTCGCGACGCCACTCGCGCCGCCACTAGCGCGGTTTCATTTTTATTGGGTTGTATCAGAAATTATTACAATATGTGGGATGGTGGAAATCAGTGGTCTGGATGGTGCGGATACCTGAGCTTCTTTAAACATATCGCAAAACTTGAGTTAAAAATATATGAGAAGTGGCAACACTATGAAACTGCGGCAGTACACGGCGGGCCACGAATTAGCACGCCAGAATTCTGTATGATCTCAGACCGCCCCAAGTATATTAAAATGGACGAACTGAACAGGCCGCATTGTGAAACCGGGCCGTATTGCGAATGGCGGGATGGCTGGAAGTTGTGGTATTGGCACGGATTCAAGGTTACTGAGCAAATTATTATGCGACCAGAAACACTTACCGTAGAACAGGTAGAAAAGGAAGCCAACACGGAAGTGCGCCGCGTCCTAATCGAGCGCATGGGCGTAGAAAAATATCTTACGCAAAGCGGCGCAACGTTGGTTGACTCTGACGAAAAAACAAGTGCACCCAGAGTGTTGTTCAAGGACAAGCGCAATAACCAGTACATGTTTTGCACCGACGGAGGCACGGGCAAGTTTTTTGCTCTATCGGTGCCCGATAATGTCAAGACTTGCGCGGAAGCCCACACCGCTATTTGTGGGTTCGACGAATCAAAAATTTTAGGGGAGAGTTAGAGCCATGATGACTGTTGAAGCGGCTGTAAAAAAAGTGCGCGATAGTAAGCCGGATACGAAGGTGCGTGAATATGACCCCCTGGACATTGGCAAGGCTGTGCGCCAGGGAGATGTTTACGTTCACCGCGTGGCCGATGAACATCCGCACGGGAAGCGCATCGGTGCCAAGCTGGTGCAGATCGCGCTTGGCTCGTCCAATGGCGCGCGCCACATGGCCAAGGGAGCGGTAAAGGTGTACGCGGGCACAACGCTGCCGGAATATGTGACCGCGCCCCAGAACGTCCAGGCCAGCGAAATAACGGGGCCGCTGATCGTGGCGGATCAGCCGTGGTCGGTTGTGCATCCAGAGCATCCGCACTTCAAGTTGCCCAAGGGGACATACCAGGTGACTTATCAGTGGGATCCCAAGACAATGAGGCGGGTGCAGGATTAAGATTTTTCTTGACAAACAAGCGGTGGTGGAGTATATTTTTATCTGACACGCTGGCGGCGTGAGACCAGTTTACGGGAGGAATAAATCTTCCCGGTTCTAAAGGCCCCGATGCCGCCAGCTTCGGGGTTTTTTAGTGGACAATCACACAAGAAGAAAACAATCCACACCCCGCACCGTTCCCCGTGGAACTGGCGCAACGCTGCATACAATCCACCACGGCCAAAATCGTGCTTGATCCCTTTATGGGAAGCGGCTCCACGGCCATTGCGGCGGAAATTTGTGGGCGGTCATGGATTGGCTTGGAAATCTCAAAAGACTACTGTAAACTGGCCCGGGAGCGCATAGAAGCCCACCGGAGAATGATAAAAAAATGAACACATTTCCAGCTACACCGCCAGTCAACAGGAAAGAACTTTTTTCCCGTGTCAGTGAGATAATCCAACACGGCTGGTATGATATGGAAGCAAACTTTGCTGGCACTGGCCGGGGCTTTCCTTGAAAAGCTGCTTGGAAAGCAAGCCGATAGCCAAGACATTGCCGATTCTACCGGCTGGGAAATTAAAACCTTTACGGATAAGACGAACCTGATTACCTATTATAAGGGCTAAAATATGACGGGAGACCCCGTCTATGGCTGGCAAGAAGTCTGTCAACACGTCTGAGCAAACCGGCAAGCAGCAACGCGACACAAACAGCGCGGTTGCCCTCGCTGGCGTGGCACTGAGCTATTCAGCCGGGAACCTCTCGCCCGAAAAACCCACCTATCGAACCTACCGCAAAATGCGCGAAAACCCCACAATTGCGCTCGCCCGCATCGTGGCCACCGCCCCCATCCGCACCGCCGAGTGGACTCTCGAAGCCGATGACGGCGTGCCCGAAGAGCAGACAAAATTCATCCAACAAAACCTTACCGCCCTTTGGCATAACCTGATTAACGACACGCTCTTAGCCCTTGATTATGGCTTCTCCGCAGGCGAACTGATTTACGACACGTCTGAGGGCCAGACCGTCCTCGCGCGCGTCAAGCCGTTGGCTGTGGACAAAACCACGATCCTGACCGATGACCACGGCAACTTTACGGGCCTGAAAAACGCCAAAGTGGAATTGAATGAAGATGAATCGTTCTTGTATTCCCACGATACCGAGGCCGGGAATCTGTACGGGCGCCCGCGCCATGAAAACATCCGCACCACGGCCTACCTTGAGTGGTGCGACATCCAGAAAAAGCGCGCCAAGTATTTCAAGAAATCGGCCGGCGCGGTGCCACAAGTCCATTACCCGGATGGTGAAGGTAAAGACGCCGGTGGGGCCGTCATCCCCAATTATCGCACTGCCGTCCAACTGGTGAAGGCACTCCAAGACGGTGACGGCATCGCCGTTCCCCGCATCCTGGCCCCCTGGGTTGAGGAAGTGGCGCGCGACGGCAAGACGCCGGCGGACGTGGAGGCTTGGCGTATTGACTTTCTCGAGGCCAAGAGCCAGCACGGCGCCGAGTTTACGGACGCCATGAAGCACTGCGAGAGCTTGATGCTGCGCGGTTGGCTTGTGCCCGAGCGGGCCGCAGTCGAGGCCCAAACGGCGGGCAGCCGGGCCGATAGCGGCACAGCCGCCGACTTCGCCATGATGATGGTTGATGTTACACTGCAAGACCTTGTGCAGACGTTCAACCAACAGATTGTCAATCCCCTCCTGGTCTACAACTTTGGCGATAAGGCCAAGGGCACGGTGCGGATCAAGCGTGCGGGCGTGTGCCCGGCGTTGCAAGCCTTCTACCGAGGCATGGTGACGGCTACGCTAGGCCAGCCGGCCAATATCCAGTTGCTACTCAAGTTGGTGGATATGAAATCGCTGGTAAGCGCGGCGGGTCTGCCAGCGCCAAAGATAACGGTGAGCCAAGAAGACTTGGAAGCCACGGCGGAAGCGGCCAAGCCGGTAACGCCAGCGCCGGGTGGCGAGGGGCCGGAGAAGCCGGAAGCGGACGTCAAAGAGGCGTCGATGGTGGCGACGATAGCGGAGGTCTACCGGCAGGCGCATGACGAACTGGCGCTGGCCGTCTCGGAACCACAAGCCAAGGGGGCGTAGCCTTGAATACCCCCCGCCAGACCGCCGCGCTCATCAACCGCGATAAAGTCTCACTTGAACGCATCGGCGTGCCCGCCGCCGCCGCCGTCGGTAAAATCCTCGCCGCCCAAGTTTCCGCCGCTTTCAATGACCACGCCAGCCAGGCCACGATCAGCGCCATGATTGGCCGCTACATGGCCCGCGTTGAGCCGATCATCCTCGATAGCATGGTGGCCGGCCACCTGTCCGGGCGCGCGCGCGCAATAAAACTGAGTGCGCAGGGCTTGGCCGGCCACCGTAAAGCACTCTCGGCCTATGATGACGCCCTAAGCTATTATCAGAAGCGGATGAAATTGACGCCGGAGGACATCGAGAAGCTGCGCAAGCTCTACGGCCAGAAGGCGCTCAGCGTCACGAAGTCCGCCAGCGACTTGGTTGACCGGCGCGCGACTGCGGCGATCCAAGAAAGCATCGAAAAGGGCGAGCATATCAGGGACGCGATGGCGCGGCTGAAAGGCGCGTTTGAAAGCGCGGGCATCGTCGAGCCAAGCCCCTTCCTCTGCGAAACTTTGGTGAGGTCAAATCTTGGTGCAGCGTACACCGCCGGGGAGTGGCAGGCGTTACGAGACCCGGAACTGGCGGAAGTACACGCCGGTTTTCTTTACGTTTGCACGGGGGACAACAGGGTACGTCCCGAACATTTAGAATGGGATTATTTTACAGGCCCAAAGGATGACCCCTTTTGGCAGACGCATTATCCGCTTTGCGGCTGGAACTGCGTGCCGGGTGAAACGCTTGTGCGCGGCAATGTCCAGCACGCCCTAAAAACCCGGTATTCTGGTCCACTTGTCGTGATTGAAACCGCGATGGGTAATAAGCTGTCCATCACGCCCAATCATCCCATACTGACCGCTGACGGTTGGGTTCCCGCGAATAAAATTGGCGAAGGCCAAACACTTTTCAGCTATAATCGGCCAACTGACGGGCTTCTTGGGAATGAGAGAACAAATCAGGATGCGCCAGCCCGCATTGAAGATGTATTCCAGTCGTTCACCCCTAACGGAAGTGCATCGGCCCGGACCCTTGCGCGTAAACTCTCCGCGTTGGACCTCCACGGCGATGCGCGATTCTGCGATGGCAAAATCAACGTTGTAGGGGCCAATAGGATACTGCCACTCAAACGCGCCCCCCAGCCATTTCATCAATACCAACTCGCTGTAGGATCCGACGCCGCGAGTGCTTTGATTCCGATACATACCTTGCGCGGTTTTGATGCGGGATTCCAAGCGTCGAGTGCATCCGCGAGTAGCATCATGCGCGGCCTTGACTTGATGGGCGCGCTTATCGGTAGGCATCTTAGACCACTTCAAACTCTCCGCATCGGATTGAGTGCGGACTTTGACTCCCTGCCGTTTAAGCCATTGAATGATAGTCCCATGAACAGCGCCAATGCTATCTCCGATACTCTTGGCGCTTTCTTCGCCAAGATACCGCTGCTTAACAGACTCGCCAACCCCCATGCGATCTATCGGTTGTTGGCTGACCACAACATCTTTGCTATGAAGCCAACGGTAAAAAGTTACGGGCTTCACTCCAAGTTCCTTAGCCAACTTACAGCCGCTTTCTCCGGCGCGGTATCGGCTGACAAGGTTGCCAACGTCAAGATGATCAATTTTACTGGCCATGTTTACGACCTCCAAACGGTGCCAGGTTATTATATAGCACAAGGCATCGTCATTAGCAACTGCCGCTGCACAGCCATTCCAACGTTCAGCGAAACTGAAAGCAATATCCCAGCGGCTTACGGCCCGGCGGACGAAGGCGACAACCCCGTGACTGGCCTGCCGTGGGGCACCCCGCCGCCGGACGATATGGATGACGGCCTACAATAAAATATTAGGCGTAAGCCTTAAAGCCCGTCCTTGCACCACATTGAGAGATATTCCGGCAGCACGGCCACCGTTTCGGCCTTCGCGCGGCAAGCTTCGTAAAAATCCCAGTCCGCCTCATAGCGCTCCGTCCAGAGACAACCCTCCGTTATCGGCAGGCGAATACAATAATTTAGCGAGCCAAGTGTGCCGCACCTGACGGGTTGCTCACCCGGAATGATGTACTGGCGTTCTTGAGGCCCCATGCAGAGCATTTGCGAAATGATAATATCCTCATTCTGCTGGCAGAGGCGCTGAAAACAACCCGGCAGTAAGATGTTGTCATCATCCACAAATAGGACGTATTCGCATCGCACGCCCCTTACCTTGGCGCCGTGCTCGTGATAGTCCTTGAGCACTTCGTTGCGGATGGGATTGCCCCAGAATCCGCCGGTCGTCTCAGACTGGTACGCATAGGCACCCTTGACGTCCGGCTTGAATTTATCGCCAACCACAAAATGCAGGTAGTTGTAAAACGGCCTGCCGTCCACCCGCTGCATGGCGCAAGAGGCAATGCAACGCTTCAGCCGGTCTTCGCGGCCTGGAATCGTGGGCGTGATAATCAGGAACCTAAACATTTTGTCTGCACCTTTCTTGGTATGGCCCAAACTCTTGCGCGCGGTGGTGTCCAAACTCGCCGCGCCAATGGCCCGCGTCATAACCCCACTGGCATTGCACCGTATTGGTCGCGAACTTCATGCCCGCCGCCTCAAAATCGTCACGCCTGCCGCGCGGCCTGGCATGGCTCAGGATCACATCTTCCTCGTGTGTTTTATCGGCAATGCGCGCGGCCAATTCCATAAGACGCCGCGAGCGTAAAGAAAACCCTCCGCAGCCGCCCTTACCGTTATCGCCCGGCTCCGTCCAGTCCGCGATGCAACCAATAAAATCATATTGCAACCAGTCGTCCCGCCACGCCTCCGGGTTCACAAGCCAGCCGTCATATTGGACGATCAAGCAATGCGAAGTTTTAAAACACTTCCACAGTTGCCGGATACAAAAGTCAGAGTACGCATTGAGCGGCATAGTAGCATTGAGAATATGAGGTAAAACAGGAATGGAGTGCGGCATTTCATAAGGCATATCTTTTGAAGAACAAATGAGACTATAATTTTTAAAGGGAACCTTGTCCAAGCACTTTTCCAAAGCCAAACGACCACGCTTGAAATCAATAGTATCAATCGCCAAGAGGGTTACGTTTTCGGCAAGGGCGTTACCCATGTTACCTCCTGAAAAGCGCACACCGCAAACGCTTCTTTTGCGAGTGCAACATGGGCGTCATAATCACCGCGCTCACCCACGGTGTTAAGGTTTTCGCCGCTGGTGAACAGGTCAAACGAAATCATCTTTACATGAGTCGCGCCAAGGTTTCAACTGGCAGCATTTAAAATCCTTTTTGCCGTGAGCAACACGCGGCCCGCTGAAATATCGTGCAGCGCCTCACACTCCAACCGGCACCAGCGTGGGTTGTAATCAGAGGTGAGGCCGAGACAGCCAGCGCAGCGTAGCCACGAGTCAACCACGCACACGGACGGATAATCACCAAAAATTACCCATCCTTGCGTCGGCCCGCAAATCGCCAACGTGCGCACTCCGAGGAACCCGGCCAGATGCACCATGCCGCTGTCGTTCCCGATCACCAACTTGGCGAGTTCAAACATCGCCGCCGTCCTGTCTGCCGGGAAGGCGCTGGCCTCAAACCAGGTCACGCCGTCAAGAAATAACTCCTTGGCGGTGTGGATGCCAGCGACCGCGTAGCCCTCCGCAATCAGGCCGTCCGCCAATTCAGCCCAGCGGCGCAGCGGCCATGTGCGCTCGCGCGCGCACGCCCACGGGCTTATCCACACCACGGGCTTATCGCCAAAGAGTTTAGTCTGCATACCCGCCGCCCAGGCACGGGCCTCCGCTGGGATGCGCGGCACGGGTTGAACCGCCTTGACCCCGACTTCCGCCGCCCAAAGTGCTTGACGTGTCAGTCCGCGGTCAATGGCCTTCTGGTCGCCGCCTAATGATTCATGGCGCTGAGGATAAAGCTCGTTGTAGAGCGGCTCTTTTGCTTTCAAGTCTTTGTCGACAGTGACCACGTCAGGCCAGCCAAGGAGCGCCCACTGTTCGCGGCCCTCGAGCACAACCGCGCGCACAAGCGCGCCTGGGTTGACGTTCGCAACACCTTTGATGACGGCCAGCATAAGAATCGTGTCTCCGACTCCATGACCGTGCAGCGGGTTGTCTTTTGAGTTGATATGAATATCAATGACCTTCAAGACACGCTCCCGTTCTTGGCGCGCGCCGCGTCCGCGTACATCGCCGCCGTGGTGCGCAGTTTGTTTGAGTTAAACGGCTTTCCCGCGAGGAATAGCGGGTGCTGGCAGAGGGCGCAGCACTTCACCGGCTGGCCGTCAATCCGGCGCTCGATAACCGCGACCTTCTTTTTGCAGAGAAAACAGTGTAGCACTATTTCCTTTCCGCCGCAGTTTGCAGAATCCAGCGCACGAGACCGCAGAGGGTGCGGCCCTCGCGCTTGGCTTGCGCCGCCAGCGTCCGCTTCAAATCGGCGGGCAACCTTATTGAAAGTATGTCATCCCTTTTCATGGCTGCTTTTTGTAGCAGATAGTAAACATTTAGTCAACGTTATAACGGCTAAAATAAATCAGGAGGCCATCTATGCTGCTCAAGGACTTGGTGTCACCACAGGTTTACGCGCTCTCAGCCGCAAAAGCGGATGGCTACGAAGCCTTGAAAAAAACCGCAGAAACCAAAGCGGGTACAGCCTTTAATTCCGGCAAGCATGAAGACCACCTGGCGGCCAGCGAGGCACACAAGGACGCGGCGGATAAGGCCCCAAGCCCGGAAGAAAAACAGGCCCACATCGAACTCGCCGGCAGCCACTTGCGCAAGGCCGCGTGTGCCGTCCAGCAAAACGCCGAAACGCCCGCTAAAAAAGCCGCACGCGCAATCACAGAAAAAAACAACCAGCAAAATCCACTTTGCTTTTCCAATATCTCACCCGCCGTCAGGGACGGGCGCGTCACTTCCACCATCGAGGAACCAGCGCTCTCCCTGCTGGCCTTCAGTGGTGCCGCCTTCTATGCGCTGCCTAGTATCGAAGGCCCGAACAACGCGGGCGTCGAGCGCGAAGGGCTGCCCAATCCTGCGGGGCCGAAAGCACTTACCAGCTTGAAGGATGTTTTGAGCGTTGGCAAATATCAGCACCCGATACAAAAGTGGAGCCTGGATGTAACACCCGAAAAAATCAAAAACTATTGCGCCGCGTTTGCTGAAATGAAAGCTGCTGGCGTCAAGGTGCCGATCTACGCCGATCACAAACCCGGCTCGGCCAACACGCTTGGCTATATCAAAGACATGTTCCAGGGCGGGCCGGATGCTATTAAGTCACATCCTGAATTTGCCAAGCTGCCGGTTGACCAGGCGCCGCTTGACCCCAACAAAATGTACGCCATCCATGAGTTCAACAGCCCGGAAGCCCAGAAAATGGCGCATGGTGTTGGTCAGGTCTCCGTGCTCATTGATAAAAAAATGCAGGACGGCACGGGTAAAAAATATGGAGAAGCAACAAGGCACGTGGCAATTACGCCTGAACCAATCGTACCAAACCAGGGCGGATTCTGCCAGCTATCCCTGGATAATACCAACCTGGTTGACGTGGCTTGTTTGAGTCTGAGTCATTAACTTGGCTAAAACATAACAGAGACAAACTTAGGGGATTCTATCCATGCCGCTGAATGAAAAAGAACTCGAAATTCTCAAGCCGCACCTTAACGCCGAAAACGCCAAACTGTTGACGGCTGAGAATGGCGCAAAGCTTTTGACTTCGCAAATGGTGGCACTCTCGCAAGAAGCGATCAAACTACAAGAACAATACGAACTCTTCAATCCGTACCATGACGAAGGTGGCCGGTTTTCTGACAGTGGCGGCGCTGGCGGACATACTACATCGAGCGCGGCACACGCGGCTACGGCGGAACATCTTGGTAGTGGTGGCGGCGCGAAAAACGTACGCGTGGCGAAGATGCACGAAGAGGCCGCAAAACACGGCGGAATCAAACAGGCAGACCGCGAATACCACGAAGCGGCTGGCCGTGCTTTCCGCTCCGGCAGCAAGTCAGCCCATGAAGACGCTGCCAAGTTCGCGGAACACGCTGGCATGAAAGACGCCGCCGCTGCGCACCGAGACGCGGGCGGATCAAAAGGCTTGGCGATGGACATGCTTGAGATAGACCCCGACGCACTGGACGCCCATGTTGAGTCCGCCGAAACGAAACTGAACACACTGGTTACGAGCGGCGCGATCACCCCCGCCGTGCAAAAAGCTTTATCCGCCGTGCTGGTTGGCGCGGAGAACAGCCGTAACGTTTACGCACTCTCGCGCAAAGCGACCGGAGCCGCCAAGTCCATCACCAACCTTGTGCTGGATGCCTTAAAAGACAACCGGCCTTTGAAGGTTGGCGAAAAAACCGGCCCGCAATCCGCGACCCGCGAACTGTCCCGCAATGCAGACGAAGAAAAAGAACAACAGAAAATGCTTGAAGTCATGGCGAACGCAGCCAACCACGTACTGAAAAAGTAGTACCCCGGCAAAGAGAACGCAAGGAGATAGATCATGGCCGCTGGTTACCTTAACGCGAATCCGTCCGCACTTCCCGGCATTAGCGCCGCGCTGGTTTCGGCGATCCGCGAATTGCTTTGTGTCGAGCCGCAGGCCGGGGATATGCTCCCCTTCTCGGCCACGATTGACGGCACGCTCACCCGTGACCCTGACAATCCTACCACGAGCCGCTCTGACGTGCTGCGCGACGGGTTGCCGATGGGACAGGTGACTTCAACCCTGAAATACGCCAACGCCATAATCGGCCAGCTTTCCGCCGCGTGTGCCACTGGCGCGACGACGCTCACTTGCCTGACCACCGCTGAAGCGGCTGAAATCGTCCGGCGCATTGGCGCAAGCGGCACCCTGAACTTGACCGGCCCGGCGACTGCGGGCGGCGCGGTGCGCACCATACTGACCACCTTCTCGGCGGTTGGCAGCGGCTCGGCAGTCAATTGCGTGCAGACGATCACCTGGAATAGCGCGCCGTCTGCCGGCACATTCACGATCACGGTATTGCAAAAAGACGGCGTGACTTACAAGACCACAACGGCCATTGCCTATGGCGCAACCCTTCCGACCGTGCAAACCGCGCTGGACGTGGCGACGGGCGTTGCAAATGGCTGCGTGGTCACGGGTACCACATACGCATATCAGACCATGATCTTTACCTTCTCGGGCACGGGTTACGCGGCACTGCCTCAGCAACTAATTTCAATCGACGATACCAGCCTGACCTACACGACCACCACTGGCTACGTTGCGACGATGACCACCGTGGGCGTGCCTGTGGCCGGGACAATCACCATTACCGCGAACGGCGTAAATGAAGTCCAAACCGTGGGCTTCGCTGGCATCACCGCCGGGACTTTGACCGCAGGCACCTTCGCGCTGGGCATCCTGGATAAAAATGGCGTCTGGCAAAAATTCCTCACAGTGTATAGTTCTTCGGCTGCAACTTTACAGGCGCAGTTAGACGCGGTGCTTGGTGCGAGCGCCGTGGTTGTAGCCGTCACGACCGGCGGCACCATAGCTGGCGGGTTTACCCTGACCTTCTCTGGCACCGGCTACGCGGGCCTGCCGCAGACCCTGGCCGTGATTGACCCCGCCGCCACCGCGCTTGTTTCCGGCGCGGTCTCGCCTTCAATCAGCGTCACGCGCACCACGGCGGCGGTCAACGGCGCGTTTGTGGCTGGCTCTTGGATTCAGCCCACGGACGGCAGCCAAGCAATCAAGACGCTCTTCAAATCTCCCAGCAAAACCGGCGTATCCGACCTCAACGCGCTCCTGCAAGGCATTGATGTTATCTACCCAGAAGTCTTGCTGAGGGGCTTCGTCCGCACCGCGTACATCGTCAACTACCCCGGCGACGGCAGCACCTTCAATGCGTACCTCAAGAATCAGTTGCGCGCCAATAGCGGCGGGTTCTGGCAGTTTGACGACGACTATATCTCTACCATGTAATGAACACCCCCGCCAAACCGCCCCGATTTGTTCGGGGCTTTGGCGTCAGAAGGCGTGACGTGTAGATAACGTCAATGCCTTGGTTGACAAGGAATTAGGAGAACGATCATGGGCGTACAACTCGCGCAGGTTTTGGGTGCCAAGAATATCATTGGCGTCATCGAAAAAGTCAAGCCGGGCCTGCGGGAAAAAACACTCCCGCCCGAACTCTTGACGCCCAGCCGGAAAGTATCCGGCAACTACGGCACCTATCACCGGACCATCGGCGAACGGCGTGCCGCGCGCGTGACCAACTACGGCGCCCCCGCCCAGACGTATGAGGCGACCGGCGTTGAAGAAGTCGCGGTCAACTTCATCCACGCTTTCCAAGACTTTGCGATCAACCCCAGCGCCTTGATGAACCTGCTGGACGAAGGCAATGAGAACCGCCAGCGCATCGGCATGGAGACCATTGGCCGGCAGACCGGCGACTTCGCCCGCACCTTCCGCAACTTGCGGGTGGCCGCGATCACCATGATGCTCGCCAACGGCAAGATCATGTGGGACGCCCAAGGCCGGCTGACACTGAATAGCGGCACTACCGGCGCCAGTCCCGCCGCGCGCACCGTGAATTACCAGATACCCAGCACCAATCAGGGCCAGTTGCCCGTGCCGCGTTACAACGCGAACGGGCAGGTGGTCAACAACCCGATCATCAGCGCCTCTTGGTCTACTATCGCAACCGATATTTTGACCCAGCTTAACACGATCAAGCAGATCGCCGTGTTGCAAACCGGCTACCCGCTGGTGCACGCTTTCTGTGGCATCAACGTTAAGAGCTACATCTTCAACAACACCGGCTACAAAGATTACATGAAACGCAACACGGGCGCTCAAGACGCGCTCATCAAAAACAAAATTGTGGACGGCTTCGCTGATTTCCAGTGGCATGAGATGTACGAGAGCTTCTACAGCCAAGACCTGCCCAATCCGGGCGCGGCTCTTACGGCCAATCAGGCCATCCCGATCTTTGGGCCGGACAGCGTGGTCTTCACGCCCGACTTTGACGAGCCGTGGTATGAACTGATCGAGGGCAGCTTCCCGATCCCGACTGACGCCATTTTGGCAAAGGATGCAATGGAATTGATGGACAGCTTGGAAGAGGCTTATGGCCACTTTGGCTTCGCCAAGATGGGCGTGGATAAACAGCCGTCGAGCATCGTGGAGTTCCAGGGAGACACCTTCCTGCCCGCGATCCTGGTGCCGTTCGCGATTTACCAGGCCACGGTCAAATTCTAAAGCTGGCTTGAAAATTAAGTAGCCCTTCAAATGGGCGGGGCATGAAAAACCTCGCCCATTTTCTTTAGGTGGTGAGCATGGAAGCACCAGAGCGGCCCCGGCTCGATAAAATAGCGTACTGTTGCAGTTGTGGTCTTACTACCCACCACAACCGCGCGCGCGAGGATGAGCCGTTCAAATGCGTTTTTTGTGGCGCGGTAGAGAAGAAAAAATCAGGTGAGGAGAAGGAACATGGCACCTGAAGTGGTAAAGCAGATCAAGGACACGATGCACGATCTGTTCATCTTTTTGGTTCTACCGCTCGTAGTCTTTGCGCTGGGGTGGTTTGGATACAGAACGCTGGCCGCCTGTGACGAGTGCAACATACTTGAAACTCGGTTCAGCGATCACGAGACCGCGCAAAAGAAAAATGACGCAGACGTAGCAGACGCGCTTAAGGCCCGTGCGCTTGAGCAAAAAAGGTCTGAGGAGATTTTGGCCGCGGCCCTTAAAGAAACAAACGCCAAAGTCCAAGAACAATTTTCGGAGACCAACAAGACCATCAACAAGATTGACCGGGCGGTTGTGCGCATCGAAGCCAAGTTGGAGAAATAGCCATGTTCAACAAAAGCTGGAAAACCACGGCGGCGGGCAGCTTGGCGGCAGCGGGCGCTTACCTGCAAACCGTCCCAGGTTATGAGAAATACGGTGTGGCGCTGATGGGCGCGAGCATATTTCTGATGGGCTTCTGCGCGCGCGACAAAAATGTGAGCACTGAACAGCAAGCGGGCGTTTCGCCTGCGCTGATTGCGGCCTGCAAAGACGCGGGGATAAAGCCTTGAAGCACCTTTGGCTCATACTTTACTTATTGCCTTCGCTTTCGTTCGCGGAGATAGCGATCATCCACGACGAAGCCAAGGACGGCGGCAAGGTTGAGGTCGCGCACGTGGACGCGGGCGCGGTACAGGGCACAATTCAACCCGGCGCGGTGCAAGTGCCCGTTACCGGGACTGTGCAGGCCGGTGCGGTGCAGACAACCTTTTCCTCGCCGCTTTTGCATAACGATATGCCGATAACACTGGACGCGCCAATGACGATCAAAGAGGGCGCGGTTGCCTTCACGCTTTACCCACGGTGTTTGAATTTCAGCGTCGAGCCGGGGGCCGTACAGGTGCAGCCGGGGGCGATGCAAATAAAGGTGATTCTCGAAGTCCCACCGGAAATAGCCAAGATAGCGCAAACATCTCAGGCGGTGTCGAGTGATGTTAAAAATGTGTGGGCTTGGAGGTACTGGATTTTGGGAGTGGCTATTTTGGTGGGTGCCATGGCGGTTGCGCTTGCTTGGCAGCATGGTCGAGGCCGGGGACACAAGGCTACGATTGCGGCGTTGACAAAGACTATCTTGGTCATGGCGCTATGTCTGGCGCTCAATGGTTGCGGCTGGGCGGCGGCGGGTACTCTTTTTACGGCCAGCGGCTCGCTCGGCCCAAAGCTGACCGAAGTGGTGGCCGTAAGCACGGCGGCGGCAACGCTGGCAAAAAGCACGGTGGACGGCGTAACGGCAGTGGAAGAATTTAAGGCCATGATGCGGGGCAGAAACCCGCATGTGGTGACCTCAAACGGGAATATAACAGGAGGAAAATAATAATGAGATTTATTCTGGCCGGACTGATGGTGTTGTCTCTTTTTGGTTGCACGGCGGCTCAAAAAGCCACGGCAATATCAGTTGCGCAAGACGGCGCGATTGCGGTGCAAGTGGCCGATGACACTTTGAAAGCGGCAGACGCCATTGTGAACGCAGCGGCCCCCGGTTCGCAGACAGCACAGACCCTTAATACCGTGCTGATTAAGGCCAATAAGGTTGATGGCGTCGTAACAAGCATCACGGTTCCCGTGGTGACTTCAATAACAACGGCGCTCCCAACGACCACGCCAGCGGCAACGCCAGCGGCAACGCCAGCACAGTAAGGAAAACAGAACGCGGAGAAGGAAGTGCAAACATGGGTTACTGTGAAATATCCGACCTCATTCTCCGCTACGGCCACACCAACTTGACCATGTGGAGTGCGCTGGAAGGCCAAAACAATAGCCCGCTACTGCCTCAACGCTGGCAGGCTGGCATTGACTGGGCCACGGCTCAAATCAACAGCCTGCTCATGCGCTCTGGTTATGCCATACCGTTGGTTTTTGGCGATATTTACGCCCAAGGGGTCGTGACTGAGTGGTGTGTGGATCTCGCCGTTTACCACCTCTACACCGCGCGCGGCCACCTGGACGAAGATAAGAGCGAGGGGAAGTTTGAGAAAGCGCGCGCCAAGACTGTGGCTGAAATTATGCGAGTGCGCGCCGGGTCAATGCAGCTCAACTGCGCACGGCGCTGGGGTGACAACCCCACCGTGCCAACGATAATTTGAGGCTGTTCATGGTTCAAATATCGGTTGAACTCACTGGCGACGTTGACCACATCCGGCGGTACCGCGAATACATGCAGCGCGCGGACAAGGGCGGCGATACTGCGGCCTTCGACAGCTTTGGCCTGAAGGTGCTGGCGATGTACGCCGCGTTTGCGCAACGCCGCTTTAATATATTCAGCCGGGGCGGCGGCGACTGGCAGCCGCTGGCACCGTCCACGATTTACCGGCGCGCGCGCGCCACGGTCGAGCGGGCAAAAAAAGAGGCAGACGCCAATTTAGCCCGTGGTTATTCAGAAAGAATTGAAAAAGAAAATGGCGTAAAATATAAGGTGCGCCGGGTCTTTGGTTCCACGCAACACGCGCGGGCAATGGCGCGGGCAGAGAATCGCGTCAAGCAATTCTTCCGCAAAGCCTATGGCTACGCACCATCACACGGCCAGGGCGCTAACCAGCGCGCCACGCAGATACCCGCACATGGCAGCGTCTCAATTTTGCGCGATACCGGCACCCTCTTCCGGGCGCTCTCTGTGGGCAACCCGGCCAACATCATGCGCAAGCGCGGCGCTACGTTTGAGTATGGCATTGGCGGCCCGGAAATGCACCCCGATAGCAAGTCCTCCGTGGGCCGGATAGCCGCATACCACCAAGCGGGTGGCACAGTACCGAACCGGCCACCGCAACGCAAGATTTTAGTGACGCCGCCAACCTCGGATCAGGTGTGGTCGGAATTTGATAAGGCGGCCAAGATGTTTTTGCGGCGCGTTTGGAACGAGAGCAGGGGTTGATTATGGCCGTGCAGCTAAAACTTGTGGCCGGCGCGAATATCACGCTAACCGTGGGCACAGATACTTGCGGCCACCCGATACTAACGGTGGCCTCGGCGGCGCCGTCCGGCTCAATGGCGGGCTACGATACGAGTGATTATGCGGCTCTGGCGGATGTGCCGGTGCCGGTGACATATTCGCAAATGTACACGGATGCCAATGGCACGCTCTGGTTTTGCTCTAAGAATACGACAGTTTGGGTAATCATACCGCAACAAGTGCCAGGACAACCGACATGAAAAAGGTAATCTTTTTGCTCGCATTTTTCACGCTTTCCGCACTCGCCGCAGAGTCTGTGGATGTTTTAGGCACGGATACGAATAATCCTAAAGAGGGCAACCAGGTCGTTATCCCCAAGGGTGCACCCGGCCAGGTGCTTATGCAGGGGCCAAACGGGCCATACTGGGCAGCCGCCAGCGCCGTGGCGGGTGTAACGGGAGTTACAGGGGCCACGGGGAACACGGGTGCCAATGGCAACACGGGAGCCACGGGCGCGGCTGGAAGCGCGGGTGCAACTGGTGCAACTGGCTTTGGGGCCACCGGCGCTACTGGTTTGGGAACGCCAGGGCCAACCGGAGCCACAGGCGCTCAGGGCGTCACGGGCGCATCAGGTACTAACGGAATAATAGGTGTCAACGGCGTCACGGGGGCAACCGGCATAACCGGCCCAACGGGCGCAGGAACACTGGGGGCCACTGGCGTGACCGGCGCAACGGGTGCGGCTGGTGCTATTGGCCCTACCGGGGCGGCTGGCGTGGGCGCTACAGGTGCCACCGGCGCCGCGTCTACAGCAATCGGCCCGACCGGCCAGACGGGAGCCACCGGCCCTGCCGGCGGAGCGGGCGCTACAGGCGCAATGGGGGTGCAAGGTGCGACGGGTGCAACTGGTGCAGGCGTGGCGGGCGTTACGGGAGTTACAGGAGCCAGCGGTGCCACAGGCACAGCAGGAGCCAACGGACAGACCGGCGCCACCGGGGCTACTGGCAGCGGCAGTGCTGGTGCTACTGGCGTTACTGGCGCTACGGGGAGTGCTGGATTGCCAGGGGCTACGGGATCAGCAGGCCCGACAGGCGCAACAGGCTCGAATGGAAATGCAGGAGCTACAGGCCCGACTGGTGGCGCTGGAAGCGCGGGTGCAACTGGCACAACCGGGGCAATAGGTGCAAACGGAAATCAAGGTGCCACAGGCGCAACAGGAGCGACAGGTGCAAACGGGACAGCCGGAACCGTGGGTGCAACCGGGATCACCGGGGCGACCGGGGCCGGTGGGAATATCGGTGCAACCGGCTCCACGGGTGCAACGGGATTAGGAGGGTCAAATGGTGCTACGGGTGTTACTGGCCCCACTGGTGCTGCTGGCTCTGTCGGTGCTACTGGTACTGCGGGGGCCGCCGGAACCATAGGTGCAACTGGCCGCACGGGAGCGACGGGCGCCACTGGCGTCACCGGCGCAACGGGCGCTACGGGTGCGACTGGCGCAACCGGTGCTACAGGAAGTACTGGAGCTACTGGAGTTACTGGCGCCACCGGCACCACGGGCGCCACGGGGGCAACCGGTATAAGTGTGACCGGTGTCACTGGCGCAACGGGCCGTACGGGCGCCACTGGCGCGACAGGCGCCACAGGTGCAACAGGCGCCACGGGTGCGACCGGCATAAGTGTGACCGGCGTCACTGGCGCCACTGGAATTACCGGCGCGACTGGCGCCACGGGCGCAACGGGGGCGACCGGCATAAGTGTGACCGGCGTCACTGGCGCGACAGGTGCGACTGGTGCAACGGGAGCAACCGGTGTAATCTCGGCTAATTATCCGCTGACCTTGGCTTCTGGTGTTCTTTCCATTTCCCAGCCTATAAACAGAAATCTGCTAGACAATGGAAACTTCAATGTTTTTCAAAGAGGTGCATCGCCCATTGCCAGCAGTACACCTTCCACTGTGGTCGCACAGACCGCCGCGCAAGTTTACACGGCGGATAGATGGTTCGTGCGCTCGACGACGGCATCAGTGGCATCGGTTTCCCAGGATACCAGTGGCTATATTCCGAATTCCAATATTGGAAACAGTTATACACTAAAAATAACGGGCGCAGCAAGCGCCGCCACTGTTACATTAGGCCAACGAATTGAATCTTTATTAACAATCCAAGCAATGTATGGAAATAATACGTATCTAAGTTTCTGGGTACTTAATGCAACAGGCTCAAATCTTACAACGCCCATGGTTTCCACGTCGGTACCCTCCACAGCCAACGCTTGGACGGGTACTGTGAATTTACAAATGGCCGCCACCAATGCCACCCTTTTATCTGGATTTGTTAATAATACTGATTGGTCTCATTGGGGCATTGCCATCCCTTCTAATAGCAATTATACATTTGGCACTGAAATAGACATAAATTTTGGATCACTTGGCGCAAGTGCTTCTATATATGTTTCTCAATGCCAACTGGAGGTAGGCACTGCTGCCCCCACATCCTTTGAAATTGTCCCGCTAGCGGTGGAACTGGCGCGGTGCCAGCGGCGATATCAGTCCCCGCTAATAACTCACACAGATATGGCGACCGGCCCAGGTGCCGCGAATGGGGCTGTTTATATCTCATTTCCCGTGCAAATGGCCTCAACCCCAACGATAGTAGTAGTGGGAAATGCTACAGCTTGGTCATGTACTAATTGTACTGTTCCGGGAACCACGACTATAAATACCTTCGGTTTTGGCTTGGGAGCCTATTCCGCCTCGGGCGGGCGGGTTATATTTACTGGCGATGGAATAACATCATACGTTACGGCAAGTTGCGACTTGTAGGGCTTGAGCAGGAGAACAGTAGCATGGATGAGGTGAAGTAAATGGCAACGGAAA